TTATGCAGCCGCCGTCGTGCTGTTGGTGGCGGGCTCAGTCGGCAGCGCCGTGCTGGTGGTGTCGGTGCCGCTGGCAATGGCCATCAGCGCCTTGAGATACGTCACCCACGCATCCGGCGTGGCCTCATTCAGCATGGTGTATGTGTTGTTCACATACGTTCTGGCTGAAGCCAGCACCGTGGTCGCCTGATCTTTCAGCGGGATGACAAGCGCGGGGGGCGTGTAGGCTACTACGGCCCCGTTCTCCAGCGTGTAGGTCGAGCCACAGCCTTCATACTGTTCCTGCGTACATTCCACGGCCCCTGCGGGAATATCCCCCGAGAGACAGATACCGGGGGCCACGATGCCATCCACCAGCAAAAGATAATATTTAAGCATTGTAGACGATCACCCCTGTTGCATTCAGGTAGTTCGTGGATGACGTGCCGTCGTATGAGACTGCCACGTTGATGGTAACAGCCGCCCCAGCCGCAAAGTTCACGATATACGAGCCGGCCAGCATATCCTCCGGCGCGTTGTAACCGCCGCTAATCGAGGTGTATCCCGTGCCGGAAACGCTCGCGGTGCTCACTTTATGAGTGCCGCTGTTCGAGGAACTGACATCCAGTTTCAGAAACCCGGCTCGGGCCGCTGTAAATGAAAGGGAGCCCGAAACGCCCGTCGCATTGGGGTTGGAACTGTTGATGATGGCCGCCTTCGGCATATCAGCGAGAAACGCCACGCTCCCCGTGCTGGTGTACAGCCGCCCGTTGCCGCCATTCAGGGCCATCCACGCCAGACTGTTGCCGTTACTGTTCAGAATATGCGTGACGGCATTCATGCCCATCAGATTGCCGGACGCATAATACTCGGGCCACATATAGCATGACCCCGCGTTACCAGCCGCTGTTATGGAAACCTTGTATCCGGAGGCAACGACCAGATCATCCGCGAAATTCTGAGTGCCTGACCACGAATTCCCGCCCGAAAGGTTTGCCTTTTCGGCCTCTGCCGTCTCGGCGCGCGTGATTTCGTCCGAAATGGCTTTGGCGAGGGTATTGTCCGCTGCGCTGCGCGTTTCTGCCTCACTCGACAGTCCGCTCAGAGTGGCGAACGTGTTAGTCACCCACGCCCTGTCGGCCAGAACAACCGCGACCAGATTGCCGCTGGAATTCGTATAGTTCAGCCATGGATAACCGAGGGTTGTCTGCACGCCCAGATACGCCGCCCCGGCATTGTTCGCATCTGCAGGAGCCATGCGGACAAACTGCCCAATGGCCCAGGCCTGCGTTCCATACCCGTCGAACAGGCTCTTCCATTTCGCCCCCGACGCCCCTGGCACCGTGGTGTTCGCCGCCCCCATGGACTTCCAGTAGGCCCCGTTGCTGTCCACAACGACTGCACCCAGCCAGTAGCCGCCTATCGCATCTGACACCGCCTGCGACCATGGACGGATATTGCCCAATGCCTGAATAGCCAGCACAAGCTGCGCATGGTTCGTGCCGTCCAGAGTCTGACCAGACCCCAGAACCGCATTAACCAGTTCATTGCGATCCATGTTCCTGTCGTCGGCAATCAGAGACGTTCCCGGCACACCGTTGGGTTTATCCCGGTCTTCAAACTGGCGGCGTCCGCTCCCGTCGGTCGTGTATCCATTAGCCTTTGTATAATCGACCATCAGACGCTCATCTGTTGTATAATTAGGGTGGTATCGGCGGGTTTCAGGGTCTGCATGGGGCAGGACAACAAAGAGAATTCGTTGGCCAATGCTTCCTCATCCACATCTCCACAAACAGAAACCCCGCACACGGCCACGCCGCATATGGCGGCATCAGGAACCATGCCTGGGTCCGTGCTCAGGATATTGACGATCCATATCCACCGATCCCTGATCTGGCTGCACACGTCCACGCCGCACACGGCCTCACCACAAATGGCAGGTTCAGGCTCCTCAATGGTGATGGTCAGGCCAAGAGCCGTTGCCATATCCTTGAAAAAAGCAACGGACTGCCCACCAGCCTGTGTCCACCTTTGCTGGGCAAGAGCGCGGCGCAGGGCAACGGTAGTGGCCAGAGCATCGCGGCCACAGGGATCAGGCCCCAGGACGGCCTCATAATCGGTGAGCAGAACCTGTGATCTGGCCGGGCTGATTTCGCCATATACCGAAGCTACATCGGCTTCGAATTGAGCGGAGATACTGGCGTAAGGCCACAGTAACCCCGCCATATTGCTCTCGCGGCTTTTGGGCCATGCCCATCCTCCTGGGAACAACTGGTGCAGCCATTCGTCGCGTATCTGTTCGGCTGTCCTGATCATGATCCGTATGCCTGCCAGGTAACGGTAGGCGGCGCGGCGACCTGATTGGGCTGTAACTGTGTGTCCGTGTTCGGAGAAGGCGATATAAGCTTATGGCTGGTCTCGCCCGTTGCCGTGGAAATCGCGTCATCCAGCTTGGAACCATAGATTATGGCTCCAATATCCAGACCCGCATAAAATGCAGTCAGGGCGGCCAAAACCTGCGCACGGACAGCATCCGTGTCAGGATTGAGGGCAATCGTCATGGGCTGCGGAACAAGCGTTGCCGCCACAACCGTGGCATTCGCCCGGACCGGGCGGCGCGTCTCATCGTCCAGGTAGCCTTGTATGGTTTCCAGTTCGGGTATGGTTGGTGCCACTGGCCCTTTCATGGCGACCACAACACCAAGTGTGCCGTCCCCCAGCCAGCCACGCACCGGATTTACATAGGCAGCACCCGCCGCCTTGCACCATTTTATATAGTCAGCCCGCGAACCGCCTGCGGGCGGGTTGCGGATATTGTCGATAATCCGTGCGCGCCAGCTTTCAACGTCTTCCAGATCGGCGCCGCCTGCCAATCCGTTGCTATCCACCGCCAGAGCGGTCACACCGGCAATAGGAGAAACGAGCGTCAGGGTAGCTCCACCGGCCACGTTTCCTGCTGTCCCCGCGCTAACGGCCTGCACCGGCAGAGTGCCGGTCTGGCCGGAGGCAATCGTGATTTCGGCGGTCGTCTGCCAGCGTGAGGAACCGTCAATGCTCATCTGTGTGCCTGCAGGGAAAATGGTCTGTTGTGAGCAGGAAACAGTGACATTCCCCACGGCAGCCTGTGGCAACAGGCGTGGCGTGCGCCAGCTCACGGCATGATCGGGAAGCCTCCCGCTTTCCGTTGCTGTGGTCGGGAAAAATTCCAGTGCCTGATCACGGGCGAAGCGGTAGCTTTCAGCCTGTGACAGCCCCGCGCTTACAGCAAGAGCCTGTTCCACACTCGCAGGCGCATTGGCATCCAGCATGACGGACGACCCATCTGCAGCAGTGAAGGAAACAGTCAGCAGGGATGCGGTAAACCGCTGCGTAATCTGGGCTGGTGTGGGAATTTGCCAGGTCATGCCATGCCCACCGGCGAACCCACCACCACGTCACCAACCTGTGCCGTCACCCGCAGGCGGGTATTACTGTCCCATACGGCTCCGGTGTTGACGGTCATGGCATGATAATCTGCAACATCCGCCACAGCTTCCGCAGTATAGGCCGCAGCCAGAGCGCGGGTATGTTCGTCGTGCTTTGCGCGCTCCAGTAACCAGATGCGCGTGCCAAGCCTTTGCCCCTGCGGCAGAAGAATATCGCCAACCCAACCGCGTCGGGCCATAAGCCCCGCCGTTTGCGCGGGCAATCCCGGCACTTCGCCGGGCAGCGTATCATCAGGTTCCGCGCGCCTGTCCGTGCCCATGACAATCAGCAGCGCAGTGGCGGGCGTGGTGTCCATGCTGATGCGCCCGCGACCATTTTCCGTGGGCGTCACGACAACATCACAAGCGCCAACCGCCTGCGAATACCGCATCATGATCTGGAAAATGGAACCGCTTGCCGTCATGGGGGGCATCATCCCCATTGCGCAGCGGATATATCAGGGGGGAATATTCCCCCTTGCCTCTAAGTGGCAGGCGGACCGGACTTGTCTGTGCCGGATTTCACGCTGGCATGCTGATGTGTTATCAGGCTGATGCCCCCGCCCACTACATCGCCGCTGGCTTCAATCTTACCCTTCACCTTCAACGGCACATTCAGTGTGGCCTGTTCGGCGGTCAGGTCAAGGATCGGGCTGCCACCTATTGTGACCAGCATTTCGGATGTGCAGTCAATCCTCACGATCTTGCCATTCTGCACATAAACCCTCTGGCCACAGGCATCATACAGCACGCTGTCACCTTCGCCCAGCTTACCAAAACGGGCCTTGGACGGGTTGGCTGGCGGTAGCGCCATCAGGTCTGCATGGTCTCCACCCACAGCCACAACCGGGGTCACCGCACCATCCAGCGGCGCATGGGAGGCAAAGCCAAATGCCTGATGCACGGGAACGCGCGAGCGCACCCGGCCAAAGTGGCTTTCCACACTCAGCATCTGTTCAGCACCGGCATCATCAATCGCCCGAACGACAGCGCGCACAAACAGGCCACGAACAGCCATGAACAGGTGGTCCATCATTGTCCGCCCGCCATGCCATCATGCGCCACCACATGCCCGCTGCGGCGTGCGCCATTGTGCCCGTGGTCCATGTCTCCCGTCAGGTCATAGGAGTCCCGCTCCACCACGGAAATACGGGTCACTGCGCCATCTGGCGCATCCACGTATGTTACGGCTCCGATCAGCATGTCACGGTCAATCCCGGTGTATTGATCGCGCACATAAACCAGCGCATTGGGTTTCCATAGCCCGCCATTATCTCCACGATAGCCCAGCACGGAATAAACACGGGCCGTGGCCTGTGCCCGCGTGGAACGCATGCGCCAGTCTGCCTGATCCTGCAAACCCCATGGGCTGCCATCGGTGCGTGGCTTTGTCGCCTTGCGTCGCGGGCGGCGGGTAGTGCCATGATACGCTGCGGGTGCCGGGCCGGGGTCTGCCGTCAGCCCACTGGCCGCGCTATCAAGTGTCGGGTTGGCGGTAGTCTGAGTGGCAACCGATCCACCGCTTTGGGTTGCCGCCAACCATACACGGGGGCGATACCGCCCCACACTGGGGTCAACTGAATGCCCGTATCGGATCATGGCGGCGGCTTCCGTCTCGGTCGCACTCGGCACTGTGGCGTCATCTTCGGGCATTGCGGACAGGGGTTGAGCATCCGCACTCAGAGTACTGCCAGAGGGCCTTAAAAGGCTTCTGAACTGCCCCTTAACCCACACGTCGGAAAACCTGCCACGGGCGGAAATCCGGGCCTGTATCCCATTCACATTACCAGGCAGAAGCAGGCTGCCCGGTGCCCGCGTGGTGCCCGCCTGTGTCAGCACCAGACCACCAATACCATCGGACGTGACCAGCACGCCCCGCTGGCGTGACAGTTTTTCAATGGTGCTCATAGCGGGTTCTGCCGCCTCAACGGCTACCAGCGTGAATGGGTCGCCCGTGTTCACATCGGCGGAAACGGCAATGCCAAACGGGCCAGTCAGGTTGCCGATTACATCCACCAGATGGATCAGGCGGTATTCCCCCGGTCCGGTCGGGTTAGCCGATGCGTCCACAAGGTCGCCAGTCCTGTCCCGCCCCGAAATAGTGGCCCGCATCTGCCCGTCTTCCGTTTCAAGCTGGAGATCATCCACCCAGCCTTTCAGGACGGTTTCACCATGGATGCGAATTTCCACGGGATCATTCTCCTTGATCCCCACCCATTCGGGTAACGGATCACCCAACAGCGAAGCGGCTCGCCATTCGTCCAGGTATTCAACATGGAATGCTCCGCAGATGTCCCCCAGATCACGCCCGCATTCGGCCATGGTGTAGGTCTTCAGGACACGGCCATTCACGATCACGGTCATGTGGCGTGCTGTCACGGTGACGGTCGTTGTGGTGGCGGTAGCAGCACTTGTGCTCATGATGATGGCTCCAGAACATCAAGAGCGCCGGGGCCAGCCAGTCCCGGATGGCTCAGGCGGTTCCGGCTCACCAGATCATCCCAAAGTGCTGGCACGTTGTCTGGCGTATCGCCCGCAAGAGCATAAGCCACCAGCCATGCGCTCACCTGCTGCGGAACCGCCACACTCACCACTTTGGGCAACCGTCCCATCCGAGCCGAAATATCCGCGACCAGAGCGGCCCGCACATCCCGCACGGCCCCATACAGTCCGCTGACGAATATGGGCGCACCTGCATTCACTGCCGCCGTTATGTCCGCTTCCAGCGCGTCCAGCGCCGCAAGCATGCGGTCTCTTGCTGCCAGTGCGTCCTGCTGGCTTGCGTAGGTGGCCGATACCTGGGCAGCTATGGCCTGCGCCATGGTCATGGCACGGGCCAGCATACCGAGTGCCAGAACAGCAGCCGGTGCCAATGATGTCGCAGCCGCCGCTGTAGCCGCAGTGCCAATCTGTGCGGCTCCATTGACCAGCAGGGCCGATGCGATCGTAGCATCAATGGTGGTTTGCGCCCCGTTGGCGACAAGAGACGCAGGTGCAATCGCCGGTGTCTGTGTGGATGCAACCACACCCGCAATCGCAGCGGGAACCCCAACCAGCGCAGAAGACACCGCATTGGCGTAGGTGGCGTCCGTGTTGGCCGCAGGCATATCCACGCCTGACGATAAAGCCGCGAGAGAAGACTGACTGGCGGATTGTACTGGTTCGGGCGCGGCACCCACCAGTGCGTCCCATACGCCAAAGCCCACGCCCACCACGTCCTTGACGGCCCCCGCCAGTGCCAGGGGAATTGCCAGAGGGGAGAGAAGCTGCTGTACGCACAAAATGCCCTGATCCAGCAGGGCATCGGCTTTTTCCAGCAGGTTGGTCAGCGTGTCCGTGATTTTGCTGAATAGACCGCCCTTTTTTTTGGGCAGCGGTTCACGAACAAACACAGCCTCGAACCGGGCAAATCGCAGTTCAGTTTCAGAGAACTGGATAGATGCGGGCTGAAGCAGACGGCACCGTATGGCCCCCAGCCATGGATGCACCAGCATGGCCGGGCCACGTTTCATCAGGGCTTCGCGCATGCGGTTGGCCCGGATCACATAGTCGTCCCCGATCATGATTCCGCGCACGCTGATCGGGCCGGTAAATGCTCCGAAATCCTGCGCCTTGAAATCGTCAATGCCAGGGAAGAAGAACTGCACCACCCGACGCCCGGACTCTTCGCGCGCCTCGGGCATGTAGAAGGTAACGCCGCGCCAGCTTGCGATGGACAGCACGGAACGCAGGGCGGAAGACCCCAGCCCACCCAGCAGGTTCAGTTCACTCCCGAGAAAACCCGTTCCTATGTTCATGGCTGTGCGATCATCCTGCCGTTATTCTGGTGAAGTGTGACATTGCCGGGAGGTCTCGTTCCTGGCTTCGGGCGCACCTTCAGCCCGTCATCACTGGAAACATGCAGGTGAAGGGAGCTTGCAGAATTCGCTCCAGAAACCGCCGGAGCAGGCTGCGCGCCCCCCATGCCCGACATACCCAGATGCCGTCCAACCCAGCTACTGGCAAAAGCGTTGTCCAGGGCGCGGAATTCATCCATGGCGCCATGAAACATGGCCGCCAGTGGTGCGCCCAGTATCTTGCCCAGCCCCGCCACAATGGAATGCAATTTTGTGCCCAGCCCTCCACCCCAGCTATCCAGCCAGTGGGTGAAGTCATTGAACACCATCTTAGCCACGTTCCATGTGCCTTTCAGGGCACCGGTAATACCCTTCCCACCGGCATCAAAAGCATGACCCAGCCGCACCATGTTGCGCGAGACATAAAGGGCCGCGACAACCACACCAGCAACAAGAGCCGCCACGGCTGCAACAATCCCCATTGTCGCTAGACTGACCCCACCCAGCAACGCACTGATGGGCGCAAGTGCTGCTCGCAAAAGCATAAACCCGGCCCGAAGCGGCACGGCAAGACGCAGCAGGGTGAACCCGGCCTTGAGCGGTCCCGCCACGGCTCCAATCGCACCCATGGCCGTGGCCAGAGCCAGCATCCCCCCTGCTGCCCCCACGATTGAGGTGGCAGCACCCGGCACATGGTCATCTAACCAGTCAAACATTCCAGTGAGACCATGTAGTCCAGAGGTTGCCACCTTCAGGATCGGGACAAAACCATCACCAACGCGCCTTTCAAGCTGGGCAAGCGCATCTTCAAAGGAATTCAGGACGGTCTGTGTAGATTGCAGGCCGGTTTTGAAATCGGCGTCAATCATTGTGGGGGATGTTTTCCCCACCCTGTCCCTGATTTCTGTAAACTGCTGGTAATGCCCAGTGACCGCGCCAACAAAACCCTGATCCATTTCATTGGCGAACAGGTCAGCAACGACCCGTTCGCGCTTATCCTGGTCTTTGATGCCGGTGATATTTCCAAGTACAGCCAGAAGTGGGTCTTTGCCTTGGTGACGCGCCGTTTGCATCAGCCTTAGCGGGTCAACACCGAACTCCTTCTCATAGCGTTTTCTGCCGTGCTGGGTCGTCATGGTCTGCATGAAGGCCCGGAAATCAGCAAGCGCCTGCCCCTCTGATCCGGCACTTTTGCGGATCACCGCCATAAAGCCAGCAAGGTCAGCAACACCGCTGATGCCATGAACACCCAGACGGCCAGCCTGCGCTGCAACTTGGGGAAAGAGAGGGGCCAACTGCTCCAGTGGAAGCGCCGCCTCCTTTCCTACCCGCGCCAGTTCTGCAAGCGCCTGCGGCATTTCCTTTTCGCCAATACCCATGTTTTCCTGAAGCTGGAAAGCTGTTCGGGCTACTGCATCAGGATGGGCATTATAGGCAGTGGAAATATGAGCAACTGAAGGCAGGAACGACTTGATCCTGTCCAGGGAATAACCTTCCATGGAAAAGAAAGAGGCCGCTTCCATCAGGTCATTGCTGCGCTGGCCTGTCTGGCGGGCCATGCGGTCAATGTCACGCTTGAATGGGCTGGCAAAGGCTTCATTGTCTGCCCCATTCTTGCCCAGCGTAATGCCGATATGGGTTGCCGTATTGTCATATTCAGCCGCAGCCTTGACCGGCATGACCAGACCAAAACCTGTTGCCGCGGCCCCAAAGGCCCGGCCCACGCCTTCCTCAATGGCCCCGCCAAAGCCACGCACCGCCCCACCTACGTTGCGAGCATAACCCATGCCGCCGCTGCCAATGCCTGACATGGCGGCACGAATACGCTCCATGGCCGAAACACTCTGGGAAGCGGCGGCTTCCGCATCCGCACCAATGGCACGCATACCGGTGCCTGCGGCCGTCTCCGCCTGCACCAGCCCACGCAGGCCCACATTCAGGTCATTAACCGCCCATGCGCCCTGCTCAAAAATACCGGATATGCCGTCCAGCCGGTGCAGGCCATTGCCGACCTCGGCAGCGGCTCCCCCCGTCACGCGCAGGGCTTCGTCCAGCCCGGTCACGGCAGCCGTGGCAGTTTCCACGCCAGCGGCAGCGGCTCCGGTTGCATTCAGTGTTTCGTTGAGTTCACGGGTGACGGCTTTCGCCGCTGCAACCGGCTCCATCATCTGGGCAAAAGGATTGATGCCCTGCGCGAGTTCCTTCAGGCTCTGAACCAGCTCGCTCAGAACGCCCTTGGCACCCTGCACCTGCTCCAGCGACCCGACAGTAAAATCAAGGCGGAAGGCCGCCGTCATATTGCCGGACATGGGGCCTCCCTTAATCGCCGGACTGTGCTGCCCTTATCGCGGTAGCCCGGCTCTCTGCCAGTTTGCCGAAGGCATATGACCAGAACCGGACCCGCGATAAGGGCATGTCGAGTATTTCAGCTTCAGTGAAGCTGCCCTCGCTGGCTATGGCCGCGAGGTAGAGCGGCCAGTCTTCTTCTTCCCATTCCCGAAAAAAACCGCCGCCACCCTGGTCAGCGTCAGATAGTCTTCAGCGTCCAGTTCATCCAGCAGGGTATCCGCCACAGGCCCGGTCATCTGCAAGGAAGCCTCAATCATGGCCCGCGTCTGGGAACCATCACCCTGCATGTCCAGAATGTTGGTCATCGCCCGGCCCTTGATCCGGTGCATGATGATGCTGGAAACCGTGTCAGACTGTTCCTGGCCGTTCACCAGCAGACGCTGGGTTACAGGGTATTCCAGAGGAACAATGACCGATCCATCGGCCTGATAGGTCGCTCCTTCAGGCAGAGCAGGACGCACCTTGGTCGGGTCTGCTTCAGATCCGGTGGAGGGGGCGACTGTGGTTACACTGGGGTGATTCATTTCAGCAGTTCCGTATAGGTTGAGCAGTTCCAGGTGACGGGCATTTTTCCGCCGTCATCGGTCATGGTGGGGGCCGACAGGATAAAGGCGTCAGGCAGCGTCCACGTCTGGCCCGTATCAGCCTGCACCTGCAATTCGCCTTCATCACCAGGGTTGAAGGCGGCAAGACTCTGCCCTTTCAGCAGCAAGGGGGTCGCCTTGACCTCGCCCGGCTGAAAATTCTGGCTGCGGTGGGCCGTATCGCCCGCAACCTGCGTGACGTTCTGGTACGTCGGCAGTCGTATGGAACTGCCTTTCGTGCAGTCATACTTCACGCCCTTCCACCAGATACGAAGAATACCGACTGATTGTGCCATGGTTTACGCCTGTAGCTGGATGGAATTGGCGAGGGTGATCAGTGACCCGATCACCTTGACCGGCAGGGCAGAGTCACATCGGTTGCGATCCTGTGAATTGAGTTCGAACACTGCCTGTGCCGACAGCGTGGCAGAGTCCTCGACCCATCCCCGTGATTCATAAACTGCCAGGCGTCCGGCCCAACTGCCTTGCAGTGTCTTGGGCGTCACTACGCCCGCTGCCTGCACCGCCAGCGTGGAGCTATCATCCGCCAGTTTGGCGCGCGGATACATCTCATCAATAAAGGCGTTCCAGTCATAGCGTATCCGCGTGCCGGTCTTGGGCACCATGATGTCGCGCCAGGACTTGTCGGCATTGCCCGATGCGTCCTTCTGGCAGTTCGTCACCAGTCGCTCAATACGCACCGTTCCGTCCTGGCCAACACTGAAGGTGGACGCGCCAGACCTGAGCAGGACATTGCGCATGTCATCGTCAAAGAGGTCCGTATCGTCGGGAGCAAGCCCGGTCAGACCAGTCAGTTCCAGTGTGCGCAACTGCCGTGCCGGGTCATTGTTCAGCGCCTGTGCCGCAACCCCGCACATGACAGCCGCCACAATCCAGGGTGCCCATTTAGGCCGCGTCGCGGGCATGACGGACATGAACCGACTGTTCAGCGTGTCGGTCAGTGCAAGCACCTCGCCATACGTGCCCCGGTAGCCAAAATACACATGGTCATCCAGATGGGTCATTGCGCCATAACGGCGCTCCGCGTCAGTTGCGAGGGCCGTCAGGTTCGCTGCATCATTCAGGCAGGTGGCCACGTCTGTGTACCAGACATTCGCTACGAGATTGATGGCCGGGGTCAGGTCTGGCGTGCCAGCACCTCCCGCCATGTCCGTAACGGCCACAGCAACACCGGGCACCTGATCGCCAGCCAACGCACTCATCCGTACGTCAATGTCGTTCACGAACGCGCCTTTTTCCACGGTGGTCAGCGTCAACACACCTGCGGTTGCTGCGGCTGTCAGGCCGGTTCTGGCCGTCACATCGGTAGTAAAGGCGGTGGCGGCAGCACTCGCCATATCGGCTGCCTGCATGGTGGAAGTGATAACAAACGGTGCACGCACACCGTTGGCCCAGATCGCCGCCGTACTGTTCTGTCCGGCCTTGCCGGAAAAGGTCAGGGTTGCACTGGCTGGTTTAGCGTCCGCTTCAGGGGCCACCATCACCATGTCCACATCAACATAAGGAGAAGCGGCGACCAGTGCCGCTACGGCTGCCGCAAGAGCAGACCCGGCACCCGCAATGGTTTTTGCCGCCGATGCGGACACGTTTTTGTAACGCACCAGCGCGTTACCCATACCAGTGCCCTGCTGGCCAAGCACCAGAACACGCAGCGGCATGTCTCCCACCTGCGTAGCCGCTGGCACCATGGTGATTTCGCCATAGCTGCCCGGCACCGCATAATCGGCAGGAATTTCATTGAACGTGATCGTCATTTCTGGGCGCTCCCGGCAGGGGCTGCCGTTGCAGCAGGCTTTGCGGTCGCGGTTTCGGCTGGTGCGCGCACAATATCGCCGTCACGAAGCAGACGTGCCCAGAACGGCTGGCGCTCGTCCACGGTAAAAGGTTCATCCGGCACGGCGCGTGTGTGATCGCCCTGGGGGATCAGCACATGCCTGCCAGAAGCAACAGTGACCCTGATGGTCATGATCCTTCTCCAATCTGATGTTCGGTGGCGCTCCGGGAGGTATCGCCGTTGATCTGCATGGCATCCGCGAGCCTCAGGAAATCGGGTAGCGTGTCACGCAACGGTTCCAAGTCGAATGACACGTTCTCAATCGCGACTTCCAGCGCCACAATGGCTATGCCGTCCTTCAGCCAGTCTGCTGCCGCAGACGGCACGCTGGCCTTACGGATGACACAGGCCCCCATATCCGGCACATTCATGCCGTGCAGGGCTGCTGCGGCCAGTGCGGTTATGCCCATGGTGCCAGCACCCCGGAGGCGGTCATCGCCAAAATACAGACCCGCCGGGTCGCGGGACTGAACGATGCCAAACAGTGCAAAGGCCATGTCCCCACGGAATGCGCTTCCGCAATCGCGATCCGGGCTCCAGCCTGCCCAGCCAAGGGCGATGGCAGGACATCCGCCAATGATTTTGCTCCAGTCAGCTTTTGAAGCGTGGGGCGGGATGATGTGGTGGCGGTAAAGGCGTTCGGGAAAGATGATCTTCAGCCGCGTCTGAATCGCCTCGAACGCAGTGCGGATAGGGCCACCGCCAATCAGTTCCTCAGGGTAAAGCTTTTCCAGCTCTTGGTTCATCACCACATCCTCCCCGGATGGAGGCAGGCCGGGCGCGTGGCAATGCGCGAGAACGTGTCAGTGGTATTGGCCGGGATCGCGCCGTCCAGTGTCGCCTTTCCATCGTTGAGGTCAGACAGCCATTTGAACGCATCCCGGCGGTCATCGCGCATCTGGTCGGTCGGCGTGCTGGTGCTGCTTACGGCCAGCATGTAGCGCGCAATGGCGCAACATGCCTGCACCACCGACGCAGACGGACTGGCCACAGGCACGAGGTAACGGCGGCGCAGATAGGTATCCATCTGGTCTGATGCCGTTGCCAGGACGCTTGCCACCTTGTCCTGGTCAATCGTGTCCAGCGGCTGGTCGCGCGTGGCGGTGAAGCCGCTTATTTCGTCCTCACCATAACGCGCCACCATGTCCGCCAAGGTTGCGTAGGCCATCAGCCGACCTCAATCACCGCGAAGGTTTCGGTGTCGCTGGCAATCAGCGCGATCTGGTCGCGGGAAAGCTCCCCTTTCTTCCAGACATGCAACGCCTTGTGCTCAATCCCCGCACGCCGCATGCCGGGATCACGGCAGACCACGATAAGGTGGCCAGCAGGCACCATGCGGGCATCATCCTTGCCATGGATCGCCACGCCGCCTTTAAACGTTTTGCGGACATCGGCCCGGTCTTTCAGGGCAGCGGCCATGTCCGCGCCCATGCCCTCAACAGGAGATGATGTTGTGTCTGGCATCTATCAGGCTGCCTTTGCGTAGGAGAGACGGGGCGCAACCACCAGTTCGGCGGCCTGTGCCCATTCGTTTGACCCTGGCAGCCACGTTGTGCCGTCAGGTGCTTTCGTCGGCCTGAAATTGCCTTTAAGCAGGGCACGGCCTTCGGCTTCAAGGTTCTTGGGCACAACCAACTGGCTGGGAGAAACGCCGTAAGGCGACCCATCCCGACGGCGCTGTTGGCCCATGGCAGAAACCGCAGCAGCAAAGCTGTCAGCATTCAGCGGACGGCAACTTGCATAAGCAAGCTGGAACAGACCAAAGCCTGCGGCACAGCGGCCATCAGCGCCCCACACGAATTCCGCATCCGTGAACACGTTGCCATCCGTCACATTCGTTTTCGCCGTAATGGTGAACGGACGGCGCGGCTGGTAGATCATGGCTTTCAGCGGCTGACTGTTGTCGAACAGATACCACCAAGGGCCAGCGGCCTCAGCCGCTACAGGCATACCCATATTGCTGTAGCTGGTGATCTTGCCGTTTTCGTCCCAGGTCTCATGGTCGGTGTCGAAGAAATACTGGCCATCCATGCACTTCTTCTTGAAGCCTGCCTGAAGCTGCTCATACACCAGCTTGTCCGGCAGGTTGGCCGCATCCGTGCCAATCTGGGCAATGGCAGGCACCAGAAAACCGGTGTTGTTGTCCTCCATGTCATCCCGGCTGATGGCAATGGTCTGTTCGAACGTCCGGTTTTTGATGGACATGCCCGCCGCGTCCAGGCGGTGAATGACGCGCGAACCATGCCACTCCCGAAAGCCCGGCAACTCCGCCAACTTCGGGTAAAAGTTCGCTCCTGCGGACGATGGCACTTCCATCGTAAACGGCTTGTAGGTCGGTTCTGCCGTATTCAGGTATTTATTGAACGCGAGAGAGACGGACGTCTTCAGCGCGTTGATGTAGCCGACAGTAATGGCCATGTGGGCTTATCCGATCTTCACATAAGGGGTGCCGGAGAGGTCGAAGCCGACCAGCGTTCCGACCAGGAGACGGTTGACGGGAGCCGCTTCGGTCCCGGCATTTTCCGTCAGCGTCACGGTTTCATCATCCACCGCGTAAACGGGTGCGTTCACGTTGGCCCATGTGGGCATCACGTCGAACGGCAGCGCAAAGGTGCGGCGCATGACCTGCACCGGCTCATCCCCCACCATGTCCGACACGATGGGTCTGCCCGTGTTGTCGCGGAAATCACGGCAGACACCAGCGATGGCCACAAGGGGAGACGGCGGGTTGGCGCTGCCGGGAGGCAGAATGGTGCCGTCCTGGCAGACCGCCACAATGCCACCGCGAAAGACGCGAAAACCCGCAGCGGTGACAAACCCGAATTCCGGCCCGATGGCCGCTTTCATTTCGTCCAGTGCGCGGTCACGATTAAGCGCCATGGTTACCCCCATACTTCTTGGCGTCTTCCGCCGTCAGGCCAAAGGACGCCATCACGCTGGCGGTCTGCACATCCTGCTGGTCAGCGGAGGCCGGGGGCTGCTGCGTGTGCAGATGCACCGTTTCACCCTTTGCGGCATTGGTGCCCGGCACGTCCGGCAGGCTCTTGATCAGCAGATCAGCCGCTTTGGGGTTCTGCATGTGCAGGGTGATCAATTCCGGCTTCAGTTCATCGGACACGATCTTTTTCGTGGCAGCGTTCTCAATGAATGCCGTGGCGGCCTTCTGCCGCAGTTCCGCATTCTCGGTTTCCAGCGTTTTAATGCGCTGGCTGTGCGTGTCTTCCGACAGCACACGGACCCGCAGGCCGGAGACGATCTGCTCCGCAGGAGAGTCGGTGTCCGCCCGCGCCAGTTCGGCAAGCTGGGCGTGGGTAGAAATGAAGCCGCGCGCACGTTTGAGCGCAGCCAGAATATCTTCCTTCGTGGCTGTGGCGGGCAGCCCGAGCGCACTACGGATTTCTTCGAGCGTCATGCCCGTCTCCTGGTTGTGTAAGGTTGTCAGGTCGAGATTTGGCAGGTTGGTCAGCGAGGCCCGTGCAATCCGGGTGACGGTGCCATCCGGCGTGGCCGCAATCGCTGGCGACACGCCCTCGTAGGCCCGGTCTGCCACCAGAGCCTTGCCGGACTCGTTCCAGTCCACATGGCCCCATATGCCATCTGTCCGGGCCTCCAACTGGTCGATCCAGCCAATGGCTGGAGCAGACCCGCCAGAAGTAGCGGCCCGGTCAGTCGAGTGATTTTCATCAAGGGGCAGACGGATGCGGCCATTCTTCATGGAATGGGTAATCACATCCTGCGGGCTTGCCAGATGATACGGCCCGCGCCCGTCACGGCACTTGAATGTGCCGTTGGGAACCAGATGTATCCACTGCGGCACTTTGCCATCGGTGGCTGGTGGCAGTTCGGTGAAAAGGTGAATGGTCTCGCTCATTGCCCGTAAGGATGCCGGGCATGGAGAGCAGTTATCAGGGGGGAATATTCCCCCTGATGATGCTCAATCAGACATTGTATGATTTTTTGCCATACAGGGCTTAAACAGGCGTTCCCCGCATGATCGGACGCGAAGGACGCAAAAGCGCGTCCTGCCCCCTCTTAAAGCCTCTTATAGCCCTCTTAAAACCAAATGGGGGCTGCTGCCTAGCGTCCGCCCATGGCAATCGCCAGAAATTCGTCCAGACGATCCACTATCGCGGCTTCATCTTCCGGCCCCAGACCAAGGTATGGCCGGGCCGGTATGGTCACACTGCTACGGTGGAACAGTTCGCCCCCCATCTCGAACGAGAGTTGCTGTGCCTCTTTGGGCCGGATGATACCGCCAAACTGATGAATGGCCCCGTAGATCAGATCCGTGCCCACCAGTATGGCGTGCCCTTCAACCTCGGAATGGATACTGCCAAACAGGTCTCCATTCTCGCGCAGAATATCCGGGCTTGTCTTGCCTGCCTTATAGAGCGGGTTAAGGGGCGCGTAAGTCTCCCACCGGATACCATTGGGGTCTTCGCCGCGCTCCATGCGCTTAACCGTCCGGTCATGCAGTTCCAGGCCAATGGCTTCCAGCACGGCCTGCGGGCGCGTGCCTACGGCGAGAATGGCATCCAGCGCAGACTGGATGGGGGCGGCATCCCCAGAGATGGTTATGAACGCCATTGTGGAAATCCCCTGCCATCTCTGGTAATGTGCCCATGCGCGCCGGAGACTACGGTGATATTCTCCCTGCCGAAGAACGTCCCGTTCAGGGACGGATCGAATGGGGTTCTGCGGGAGGCCCCACCGGCGCGCATCACTCACCCCCCGACAATAAATCATCCAGACTGCCCTGCATGATTTCCAGCCCTGCAATCGCCTGGCGCACTGAATGCGGGCGCGAGACATGGCAACTGACCACATAGTTCTCACGGCCATCCTGCGTGCGCTTGATCACCACGCGGAATATCCGCCCAACGTTGCGGAACATCCGCATGTGTGTCGCACTTTCGCGCACCACCAACTGTGGACTGGCGATCACCTCTGGCACATGCAGGTAATCGGCAAGTGAGAGGTCTTTGTGCCGCTCCAACTGTTTTTCAACCGTTGCCCCGGATAGCTTGACGCTGCGTGCTTCGCTCCCCAACGCCTTCCGCAGATTATCCGGCATGGTGCCTGCATCCACCAGGCCAACAGGATGGTGGAGCAGGTCTGCAACGGCATCCTGCTGGGCCTTCAGGTCATCCGCTGCTTCAGGAACAGGCACAGTGGAAACAGGCTTTGGTGCCTGTGCAACATCAGGCTCTTTTGGCGCAACGGGCAGTTTGCTCGGCAGCATAGGCGTTGTCGCGGGTGCTGGCCGGGGTTTGCGGGCAGGCCCCGCATCCTGTGCGGGAGAGAAGGCCGGGCGCAGTTTGGGCGTGGGTGCGGTTACAACCCGCGCCCCTTCATTCATCAGCCATGCCTTGCCGGGGTTATAGGCAAAGCCGGGGTCAATCCCGACCGGCACATGCACAATTTCACCCGTATGCGGGTTGCGCCAAGGCCGTGTTTCGATGATCGGGCTGTCAGAAACCTCCCACCCATTGCGATCCAGCATCCGCTGGGACACCACCTCAACAGTGCAATGACAGCGCCAGCCATTGGGTGGGTAATGCGTGTTCCAGAATGGATCGTCCCAGCGCAGGATCATGCCATCCCACGCCATATGCTGCGGGCGCGGGTGCTGGCAGTTATGGTGGCGGTAACGCCAGTATGGATAAAGTGCCACCGCTTCAGGCGTGGTCTGCCGCCGGTAGCGTCCGGCGGAATACGCAGTGGTGATATTGGTGTCGTAAATAATGGCCGCACGTCTGCCCGGCGTGCCGGTATGTTCCCAGCCATGCCGCGCCACAATGGCATCGAATTCCTTCTGGAACTCACGCCGGGTGCCTCCTGCTTCCTTGGTGCGAAGCACGGCATTGTGGAAGTCATTGGCCAGCGCCTGGGAGGTAGCCCCAGCGACCGCAAACGATACGGAATGTGCTTCCTGCCACAGTTCGGTCCATGTCGCGGCGGGCATCGGCACTTTCTGGCGCAAAAACGCCAGGGCATCACTGGGCGGCAGCTTGGCGGCTTTGACAGCCGTATCAGCCATCGCGGGCCATTTCCTCCAGCACCATGGCTTCGCCTGCCAGTTCCGATACCATCAACGCCGTCTGCATGGCCTGCTGAAACTGCTCGGTTGGCAGTTTCATGCCCTTAAGCTGCTGTTCCAGTGCATCCATACTGTCCGCATTTTCCACAGCGCTCCGCACGGCTTCGGTCATGCGCGCCATTCCCGCTTCGGCATCACGCGCCAGTGCCTGGGTCATCAGATGGATGATGTTCGGACCATTGGCCTGCACATGACGGCTCAGCAGCCTGCCCACGCGCGAATGCAGGGTGATTTCCTGCTGATCTTCGGCCTGTGGACTGGTCGTTGTTGGCGGCGGAGCCTTCGGGGGCATATCCTGTGCCGGTCGGTCCTGGGCAGGCAGCACATGCGCGGGCTGGATGGGCTGTGCCTGGGCAACCAGACCAAACACGTCATCGCTTTCCTGCGGGGCCTTCAGACCCGTGCGGTCATAGAAATCCTGGGCACGGAATTTCAGGCCCTGCGGCCCGGCAAACTGGATCAGCTTGACCAGTTCTTCCAGTGGCACTTCATCAGGACGGCCAAAGCGGATGAACGGGTATTTGTCCTGCGGCCCGAATGTGAAGGAAACCATGGGAATGGCAAGCTGGCGTGTAGCCGTCACAGACAGCAGACGCGCATCCAGCCGCTCAATATCTTCCTGCACCATGCGGTGGATTGCACCGGATGCGTGGGCGCCCTGTTTGCTGTCCGTGGTGCCGGTCTGCCCTAACACCGCCTTGCTTAATTCGGAGTTGCAGAACTCGACACGGCGCTGGTGAACATCGTTGCTGCCAGCACCGTTCTTGGGTTCCACAAATTCGAAGTCCATGCCCTTGGGCACCATAATGCCAAGGGAACCGGCAAAGTCGCACACAGCCCGCCACAGCACATTGCGGTCCTGGTCGGACGCATCGGGTCCGTACCGGCCCAGGCGGATCGGCAGGCCATAATTCTGCACGAATATGCCCCAGTCCCGCACCGTGAAGAGCTTGAACATCACATACCAAACCGCCAGACGGGACAGCCCGGCGTGCATGGTCAGGCCCGACCACAGCGGATGGACATGATTGACAAAGCGGTGTGGCTCCAGCGGGCTGAAGCCGATCTGGCGGGTGCCGTCCGGCGCGCTTGGTGGAGCGCCGATGGTATCCGTGTTGCGCATCAGAATGGTGTTGCCATCCTGCGCCGAAACCTCAAACCAGCGGGCGGGGCGGAAAAGGAGCTGCTGCGGCCAGTAGTTCCCGGCCTCGGCGTGCCAGACAATTTCGTGCGTCGAACGGCCTTTGCCAATGGCGTCCAGCATGTCAAACGCCGCCACCTCCAGAATGCCCCGATCAACCCAGTCCTGCACAAACGCCGCGTGCCGCTTGTGCGCGGGCTTGTCGGATGCCGGGGTGACGGTAATCGGCAGATTGGCAACGGTGCTTTTGCGCGTGCTCAGAACACCGAGGTAATGGCCGTCCCTGCGTTCGATTTCCTCGGCAATCTCCATCCACAGCAGGCTTTCGCCCTGATCGGCGGCACGCAGCGCCTCGCCCAGCGTCGCGGGGTCCAATGCTCGGATGGAGGTATTCGCCACGGCAGGCCGGTCGGCCAGCATAGTCGGGTCGGAAACACGGCTGGCAAATGCGGCTGGCGGGATCGGTTTGCCAAACTGGTCAAGTAGCTGCGCCATGTCGGCAGTCCCCATACATCACGGCGTCACGGCAGATGGCGATCACATCGCCCACCGTGCGCCATTCATTCTCGCCTTCCACGCAGGCACCCATGGTGCGGCGTGCCGACACCACGATTTCCATGCGGTCGAGCATGTCCAGACCAAGGTCATCCAGCACCGTATCGGGGCGGATGCACCAGCGGGGCCGCAGGGCAATGTCCGCCACGATCCTGCGCACCTTGCGGGATACCCGGCTCATGACCGGGCTTTCATTTCTGGCAGGCCCGTATCTGATCGCGTGTGCCGATATAATCCCCGATCCAGCGGTGGGTCTCAGGTGTATCGGGGTGTGCGTCCAGTTCGGCTTTCAGCGCCGTCTGATCGGCCTTTGAGTAGGTTTTAAGAGTGGGGCAGACCGGGCGCAGAACAGGCGTTGCACAACCCGAAACCGCCAGGGCCAGAACGGCCAGCGTGGCAATCCTGCGCATCATGCGCTCCCCGCTTCCAGGCGTGCGTCTATGGCGCCATCGGTTGCGGGCGCATCGGTCTGCGCCTGGGCCATGGCACTTTCGGTTTTCGTGACCGCCTGTGCCTGGGACACGGCATCGGTATCGTCCGTGCTTTTCTGGGCTTTTTTCTCATCACTCCGCAGAATGAGAAAACCCGCAAAACCGACGATCACAACGCCGCCAATAACAATCCAGGGGGTATAGTTCATAAATCAACGCTCCCGCGCATGCCCAAACCCATATCGTCAGCATCCGGCATGTCATCACGCAGGCTGTCCGGGTTCAGATCGGTTGAAGTGGAAGTGCGAGGCGCGGCCTGATAGCCGTATTCCTCAGGATCGGCACGACTGGCGGCATAGGCCAGCGCACCAGCAATGGCGGCGTCGCCATGGCGTTTCGCGCCGCCCTTCTGGGTGACACGCTGCTCCGGCACGCGGATCACGCCGTGCACGATCTTCAGCGACCGAAGATCGTCCTGCACGCCTCTATCGGCTGGCACGGTGATGTTGCCGTCCTCAAACGCCGCCTTGAACGGGGGCATGTTGTCCCGATACCAGGCTTCGGACAGCATCACCGCCTCGATCCGGCTGCCGTATTTCTGCATGGTCACTTCAGCCAGCCACTGGCCGTTGCCACGCGCATCCAGCTTGCCCGCGCGGAAGCGGGGCAAGTAGTCAATGATGTACCAGAGAATCTGGCGCTGCTGCTCGAACGGGATGTTGTGCAGTTCAATAATGAAGGGCGTGCGCCGCAACAGGGAACGTTCAATGGCAAGCGACCAGATCACGCTAAGGTCGCCGTTACGGGCGAAGTCCTGCCCCAACGCATGGGGAACCTTCGGGTCCAGCTCTTCAAGCAGCGGCAGCAGTTCGGTTTCACAGAACCGCAGCGTCTCGCTTTCACGCACATGCTCGTCCAGCAGCGTGAATTCGGTCTTCTGCGCCCAGCGGACAACCGGGACGCCCTGAACCGTCCGCGCCTCGATCAGTGCCAGCGGGATCGCACTGCCGGTGCTGGGGGATGGAATACAGAACAGTTCCTCGTCTGCCGCATCGCCATAGGCATCAATGATTTCCTGACGCCATGCCGCTTCTTTCTCGGCGGTCCATTCCTCGCCCTTGCGTTCGCATATCTTGCGGTAAAGGCCAGCCTCCAGCGCATCGTCGAACGTGACGCGCAGTAGCGTGTATGGCTTCCGCCCGGCGCGGATGTCCTGCACCAGCTTGTTAAACGGGTTGGTGTCGCCATCATGCGTGCTTATGACCAGAACACGGCCACCCCACATCAGTAGGGCCAGCGCTGCTTTCAGCAGTTCTTCCAGATCATCGTGGAAGGCCGCTTCATCAATGATGACCAATCCCTGCATGCCGCGCAGGGCACGCGGGACGGACGGCAAGGCTAGTATCTTGAACCCGGATGCCAGATCAATGCGGAAAACCTTGCAGTCCTTGTCCGGGTTATCAGGATCGCGGAATACGCTTTCCTTAACCGTGGCAACAATACCGTCGATCTGCTTCAGGTGTTCGGCACAGTAATCAATGAACTCCCGCGCCATTTCCAGATTATAGCCGACATAGAACACGTCCATGCCGCCAGCGTCCGCGCCCGCTGCTGCCGTAAGGGCCGCGCGATAGGACGCCGCCCATGAGTAACCGATACGGCGCGATTTTTCGGCAACCGTGACGGTCTCTATAGCCGTGGTGGCCATCAATTCCGTCTGGTATGACAGGAACAGGGCAGAGAATTCCGCCTTGTTCATTTCTTCACCCCGAACATCCCGGCAGACAGTGCCGCGACCTGCTCAGCCGTCAGGCCCTGCTTTTTGCCTTCACGGCGGATGTTGGTTTCGGCTTCCCGCCGTAGGCGTGCTTCTGTGCGCTCTTCGATCTGTGCAACAAAATCCGCGTCGGTCTTGCTGGCTTTGGTCAGGTGGTCCAGTGCTTTGGACAGGAGCATCAGCCCTTCCGGGTTGCCCTGAAGGGCGGCCAGACCCTCGGCATTGATCTGCCCGCCTTCATCCTCGCCCGCCATGAACAGATCGAGAATGGCCGTGTGCATCATCTCCACGTTGGCGCGCAGCATGCGCGATACGGAGGCATCCCCCATCTGGCGGGCAAGGGCTTCGGCCACCATGCGCGAGCGGCGGGCCTTCTGCCCCAGCTTGTCCAGCTTCTGGCAATGCCGTCCCATAGCAGACCGGCTGAAATCCTTGCCGTAGCCCTCACGCAGAAGGGCAAGAATTTCATCAATCGTCATGCCGTGCGCGCGGGCTTTCGCAATTTCCTCGCGGATTTCCTCGTCTTCGCGCTCTATGGATGATGGCCGGGCCATGGTTTAGAACATCAGATTACGGGCAACGCCCGTGATTTTCTGTACGCACTCCGCAGCTCGAATGCCCGCATCGGTCAGGTGTGCAACCCAAATATCGCTGGCGGTTTGCCTGGGCAGCTTTTCAACGCGGACACATCCGGCCCGTTCGAGAAAATCCAGATCGGCCCGCATGGTGTCAAAATCCGTGGCGCGACCGGATGAAACGACAATGCGCAAAAGCACTTCATCATTCAGCATACGATTGCCCATTTCATTGATGGACATCAGAACACGCAGGCGGCGGTCCTCAATAATGGCGGCGGCGGCACTCATGGTCATTTCCCGTTGGCGGACGCAATCGCTCCGCGAATAATGGTGTGGAGCAGTTCAGTGTTGTTCTTGCCGTCCTTACGGATTTCGCTCAGATCGGCGTGAATGCTGGTCATGCTGGCGCGGATGGCGTTCACATCCGACGACAGACCCTCGTGCCGCACCGCCAATGCCTCATGACGAACAACAAGGCTGTCATGACGAGAGGCCAGCGTGCGCTGGCGGCTCATCAGCAGCGCAAAGCACAGAACGATGATGACCCCGACCAGCACCAGGCAGAGCAGCATCAGCGGCGATATGACCGGCGTGGCCGGGGCCATCATCTGCACGGTCAGGCGGTCGCGGCTGCGGTGGTAGCCGTCGCGGCAGATGCCGTATCCGTGGTTGTGCTGTCAGGCGTGACATAAATACCAGCCAGATCAGCAATGGCTGCCTGCACATGCGTCACCACGCTGTCCTCGGTGGGAACAACAAAGCCGAGGCTGCGCAGCAGGGACACGGCACCACTGATGGCTTCCTGTGCCAGCGGGTTGGCCGCATCCCATGTGTCAAACAGGGTCTGAAGGTGGGTTACACCACCATCCACCTTCGTGATCGCGGATTTCACAGCCGTCTGGGCTGCGGTGTTATAGGTGGCAAGCGTGCCACCGGTAGCCGTTGCGATAACGGTCCCGACAAGCGGGAACACACTCGAAAACAGGCTTTTCCAGTTGATGGTCATTTGCTTCTCGCAAAATGGCGCTGCGTCCTCGCCGGAATAAAACGACCATGCGCGCCCGCATGACCGCATAGGGTCAGGCGGCTGCTTCGGCGGGAGACTGCCGGGCCAGCTTGTGCGCCAGATCGCGCCGCTGTGTTGTCCTGGCTATCCAGCCATCACCGCAGGACGCGAACAGACGCAGCCCCCGGTAATAATCGACCTGCAAGGTTTCCAGACGATCAATAAGGGACTGGATATTCCCGCCGTTGGTGACATCCATCACGGCAGCAATCGTGCGCGGCCCAATGTCGCCATCAGCCGCAACATCCGGCACGCAAAGTGCGATTTGCAACAGGCGTGCAGCAGTGCGGATGCCCGCATTAAAGCCAAAGTCGAACACCATGGCGTCAATACCCGCAGGTAGCGCATCGCAGTTCAGGGGGCGCCAGTAAAAGGCGCTGGCAATGGCACGGAAGGTCGGCTCGTCAATGGACTGCATGACCTTTACGGTCACGTTTGCCGGGTTCCCACCCATCCAGCGCACCATGGTGGGTGCGGAAATGCCGCGCATGGTACCGACAAGGCTACCGTGCCCAACGCCGCCCTGCGTCCAGTTGCCCGGATCGCTGCGCAGACGCTGATAAAGCCCTTCTGCCTTCTGCGTAAAATCTGTAATGGGGAGGAAGTTCGTCTGCATGTCGCCAAACTACGGGCGACACTGGCAGACTATCAGGGGGGAATATTCCCCCTATTAGAGCAGGCTTAACTGTCCAGGGTCAGTTTGCCATGCCTTGCGTGGTGCCGGGATATGTGGCCCACGCGCAAGGGCTTTTTTTACGGTGGAGCGGTCTGTGCCTGTTCTGGCCGCAATATCATCCACAGAAAGCCCCATCTGGCGGCACATCAGAATACGCCAGGGGCGGCATATGGGAACATCAATCTGTTCACCACCAAAATGGTGTGAAAGGGTCTTGGCTATATCGTCGCCATAAACCGCAGCAAGGTCCGATCCCTCCCACTTGCGCGGCACCCATACACGACGCCCGCCCGCACATTCAATAAACCGGAACGCTGCATCTACTCCAACAGCAGCAACAAGCCAGTCAATCTGCGCGGGCGGGCGAATAGTCATTTTTCTCTATTTCCTGAAGCCTTTTCAGAGGCTCTTAAAATATGCCTCAAACGGCATATTTGTACACTGTTCTCCCATTTTAAGGGTTTTTGCTGAATTATCTATCGTTAGTTCATGTATCGTTGTTTTTCCAGACGCTGGAAAATAACACACACCAAAATCAGTTCTGTTGCTGCCGCCAGCATATTGTCAGACGCCGTGTGAAAATCATCCTCACAGAAACCTTTTAATGCCGCAGAAATTTTTTCGTTCATTCCGTTCAAAATATCAATGATCTCTTTAGGTCCACCGTTTTCTATCCGCTTGGCTACAAGCTTTTTTAAACGCTTCGAGACTTCGAATAAATCACCGTACGTGGTGACTATTTGCATAAGATCATCCATTCTGGGCCTCCATCCGGCTCTTCCATGCTTTCAGCGCCTCAATCACCTTGCGCCCCTGTGCCTCGTCCAGAAACTCGGGTGCGCTCACGCTGACCTGTCGCAGCACAAAGGCCCGCAGGGCGTCGGTGGTGCCATCCCCACGCAGCAGAGGTTTCATCTCCTTCCACAGCGCATAGACCTTGCGCACCCACGGCTTGTGGCTTGGGGACGTTGCCTTGAAGCCCAGCCGCTTCATTTCTGCCAGCACATCATGCAACTGCTGCACCGAGCAGGCCGTGCTGGACACACACCCCGTCACGCGCTGCAACAGCGCGCGATAGGTCACATCATCCAGCCGCAACTGGCGGCGTCCAACATGGATTTTCCGCACCATGGCTTCCCGACCAGGAGCTGCCTTCTCCTGTGAAAGCATGTGAGGTTGCCGGGTCATACCGCCACCTGTTTCTTGGCAAAGCGCGGGTGAAATCCATCGGGCAGCTTGCCAGTGCTACGGTCCAGATGGCGGGCAATGCCCGAAACATCATGCAACAGGTTAAAATCATCAGCCTGTTCCAGACGGGCGAAGTCCATCGGGCAGCCGTTGGCGTGGACCGCGCACAGATCCATCTGAATTTCAAGCATCATGTCCGTGGGGAGGATTTCCTTCCCCCGTGCCACATACAATTCTGCCACATGACGGCTAATGCGCCTGACGATCTCCCGCTCTTCAGGCGTAGCAGTGAACTGAACAGCCATCACACCACCTCACAGCCTAGAAAAATTGGTTTCAACGCAATGCTCATATTTCCCCGGCTCACTGGCAGGGTAAGCATTGATGGCCGGTCGGGATTCAACAACCCGGATACTGTCGGCAATGGCGTTGCGTGCTGCGTCCCACTTGGGGTGAGGTATTTGCACCTGCCGTGCCGTCTGCAAACGATCCGTGCTTAACGCGCCTGTTTTCTCATCCCTGACAAACAGATCGTTCAGCAGGTTGCGCACCCATGGCTCAAGGTTTTCCATCATGTCGGTCAGCACCTCGTTGACAAGGTTCTGGGCAGCGATAATGGAGCCATCAACGCGCTTGTAATCCCTTACGGATACAGTGACCTTTTTGGTGCGGGCTATATTTTCCAGTGTTTTCCCGCCTCTACGGCCACCGACAAGTCGGGTGGCTCCGTACAGCGAATTCATGTCGTTTTCATACGCTTCCAGCCACTGGAAATACTGCTTCTTTCTTTCAGCGACCAATTCAGCCAGCGCAAGAATATCGTCAAAAATCTTTTCTGCCAGATCATGTTCCAGCAGAGTAGATGGGCGGAAAGAATGACGGGGCCGTTCACGGCCAGTGCTGTCCGTAATCAATGCGTTTCTGTCACCCTGAGCGCGTAAAAACACTGTGCCCTGATCGTGATTGACGGTGATGTTCATCCCACATCCCTCCTGTTCATGCCTGAAAAATACGAGAAGATTTCTGTTGAAACGCCGTTGAGGCTGACGCGCAGCCGCTCCATGGCTTCGAATGCCTGCTGATCTGTCATCGTGTCATCCATGCCCGGCACACGGTATTCGTGCCCGTTCCACGCTCTGGCGCGCATGGCGGGCTTGATCGCCTCGCGCGTACCGCAGCACAGCGGCAGCGTGCCGTCGGGAAACCCCACCCCCGGATGCCATTCGATCTGGCCGGTTCGATCAACCCACGCGGTCATGATCTCGCCTGTCTGCCGTGCCATTAGTGCACCGTCCCATTTACGGAAGGGTCACTATTCTGGAAACTGGCTATGGCTGCTTGAACCAGCAAGAAATATACCAGGCTGACAACGGCAAGACTCCACGCCGCCTCCTGCATTTCCTTGGAGCTTCCATCATGACCGTGTGCGATCTGGTCAATTTTCGCCTTATCTTCAGCAATGCGGTCTCGCACGCTTCCCATGCTGATCGCGGGGTTTTCTTTGACCACCGCTTCGATTGCCTTCTGCATTCCTGTGAGAATTCCATTCAGGTTCAACACGGCCATATGATTCCCGCTCATGACCGCACCTCGACAAACTCGGCTTCAATGATCTGCGGCATGGCCTGAACGGGAATTCGCAGCATGAAAAAAGCTGCTTCCAGTTCATTGGCCATGCCATTCAGCCAGTCCGCTGCCTCGCGCCTGTCGTTCTGATCCAGCACAGTCACAGGCCGGGGCAGCGCATAAAGCGCCGCCCCGTTCCGCATGGAGCGCAGCACATGGCCGATCTTTTCAATGGGGGTTTGTGCGGGCATCACAGTGTCTCCATCTGTGCGAGGATTTCACCTGCGGTGGCATCCTCGGGGTAGCTTTCAAAAAACTCGCGGATCACCTGCCGCCTGTTGTCCCCGGCAACGTGGGTTCCATGCCGCAGCACAACAGCGAGATGTGGTGCGGTGGCGCTGGCGGGGCTGCTCCGCAGGAATGTCCGAATGTCGCGCAGCAGAGCGCGGTGGCGTTCGGGCTGGGCAAAAATTGTGCCATCAACAACTTCTGTCAGCACGTCAGACGGCACGGGCATTTCAAGAATCGACATTATTCATCTTCTCCTGCTGTTCTGTGGTGGGCAGCGGCTCCGGCAACTCTCCGAAACTTCGGCAGTTCGCCCGTTATGTGTTCGCCCCATGCGTGTTTCATGTCGTCAATGGTGATGCTGGCGTTTCCGCTGATGCGGGCCATGCGTGTGGCGTTGCGCAAAACCTTGCTCATGGAACGGAGGCCGCCCGGCTTCTGGGCGATACCCTTGGCTGCGACCTTCACGTCGTCATCCTGAATGTTCCACTCCGCGATAATGGCGCACATATCGCGCTCCAGCGGACGCTGGATGTAGCGGCGCAGACCAATGCGGCTGAAAAGCTGAGCGTGCTCTTTGCTGCGGCCCAGACCGTCGATCTTGTCATTCAGCGGGGCATTCCCCACGATTGCCAGGCCAACTTCGGCCAGATCGTGCAGGGAACGCAATTCTTCCAGAGCCTGAATGCTAAGGTGGTGGGCTTCATCCACAATCAGCAGCCCCCCGGTGTCGGTCAGGCGTTCTATAATGGCTTCATCCAGACCGGAGCCGCGCTCACGCACCCCCAACTCCTTGGCAATGCGGGTCAGAATGGCCGTTGGGGAGCGCATGGCCGGGCGGGCAGTAACCAGCCAGACGTTATTGTTCTGGCGCTGGTAGGCATTGACCGCCACCGTTTTGCCAACCCCAGCATCCCCCGCAATCATGGCTATGTCCGGCCCGAATTTAGCGCCATCCAGCATCGCAAAAATGCGCTGCGCCGTGGCGGTCATGATAAAACCCGGAATAATCGGGGTCATCTCCCGCTCTTTTTCTTTGGTCTCCAAAGATTTCAGCCACTTCTCAACAGCCTCATCAATCCGGCTGTTTTCGCCTGCGTACGAGTTGTTCAGCCACGCACAATAGGTGGTGTAGGCAATGCCCGAGGCATCAGACACCTTGCGGTTAGACAAGCCCTGCTTTTCCTGAGCCATCCGTGCGCGGTTCCGCAGGCTGCCAGCATCGGGCATGGGTGTGGCGTTCGTGGTTTCTATAGCCATCGTTCGTTTCTCTTTTACTATTTTATTCGGTTATTTATTGCGGACGATTAGTATTCGTCCGGGTCAACAAGTCTTAGACCGGGCCGCTCTGCACGTTCCATTTCCATGGCCCGCACCAGGTAGTCGTCTTCATCATCTTCATGCCGCATGGCGATGGCAGTATTGCCAGAAGTCGCTGCGGCAGGGCGGAAGGGGCGGACTACCTTGGCCTCCATGGGCGCTTCTTCGGCCGCATCAGGATTGGGAGCGTAAATGTCCTGCAATTCAGCAAGCGACATACGGACTTCCGCAGCTTTCATATCTTTCTGCGCCCGCTCCCATGCCTTGCGCGCCCGGTTGTGAGACTGCGCTGCCCCCTTGTCCGCAAAGCCAGCCGCAGCCAGGCAGGATGCTTCACACACAAACGAGCCATCCAGTCGGTAAACAAAGACCGACCCCTGCAACGCCTGCGGATCGAACCGCACCACAAGCTGCTGACCGCGCAACGCGGTCAACTCTTCCGACCAGAACCGGTTGCCTTCCAGCTTGAATTCGCCTGTGGTCCTGTCCGCACGGATCGCTTCCGCTGCCAGCAACCACAACCTGCGCTGTTCTGGTGTGGCTTTGGTAATGGGTGCATTGGCATAAGACTCTGCAAACGCCTGCTGAAAACTACGCTTTCCACCACAGACCCGTGACATGCGGCCAAGGCGTTCGTTATGCTCACGGATACCAGCCGCCACCACCTTGATGAACATGTCCAGAGGAACTGCCTTGCTGCCATAGTTCGCTGGCTTGTTCACCGGGTTGTTGCCCGTATAGGCCCCCTCAAACAACGGATGTTTTGACAGGCCACCCGCCAGATCGCGCCAGGCGCGTTCAATCGGTTTGGACTGCCCACTATAAGGGTTGGTCCAGTGAACCTGCACACCAAGCTGTGGCATGATCCCCTGCGGTTCATCATCACGCAGTTTAAACCGATAGCGGCTTTCCACACCGCCGGTCAGCCATTTACTGGCAAAGTTGCGCCCGTTATCCAGCCAGCAGTGTCCCGGAATACCATAGCGTTCCACCATGTCCCCAAAGGCCAGCCGCACCATTTCCTTGTTTTCGGAAATATCCAGCCGCCAGGACAGGATCATGCCGCTATACAGGTCTTGAAAGCCGATTAAGACGGGTCTTACGGGCTTCTCAAGACCGGGCCACTGGACAAACACGTCAAAGCGATGGCCGTCTGCATTTACCGCCTCAAGAGCGTGGAACATGGAACGGTCACGTTCCTGCGCCGGATACATCCGCCGCAGGGCCTCTTCCCCTTTCCGGCACAGGGTCAGCAGTTCCGGTCCCAGGGCATCCATACGGCGGCGCAGGGTGTTTTCAGATGGTATGACCCAGCCCTTTTCCGGCGCCTTATCCTTGATCCGACCATAGCAGTCCGTAAAACGCGGGCCAGACAGGCGCAGATAATCTGCCTTGAGCGCTTCCCACGCTTCAACGGAGCAATCCGCGCTGCGGGTAGGCTGTGCGTAATGCGGAGCAAGTGCGGCCAACCAGTCGCAGCGGTTCACGCCCCGCACATCACGATACCAGTTGTAAACCGTGGTTGTTCCAACGTGCTTCAGTGCTGCAATCTGGATGATGGCATGGTTCTTACGCACCCCCGCCTGCACCAGCATCTCAACAGCCTCAAGCACATCATGTGCCTTACGCGCTTTTGCCTTCAGCCGGTCAGGTAGCGCCTCAAACCGCCTCCACAAATCCTCACGTTCACGCTTGGCCTGACCATCCTCCTCCTTTTTCTCACCCTGCAACCGCATAACCAGCGCAGCCTGTGCCGGAAGCGGCAGGGCATACATGGTGAATTCATACCCACCGCCACGACCATCCCGCTCACGCCACGTCTGCCCCTTCAGATCGGGGTTTAGCCAGCCTTCAGCGTCTATGCGCGCCTGAACGCCCTGCTTTGTTGCAGGTACCAGCGGCAGCGCCATCGCCGCCAGTTCCGCAGGCGAAAACCAGCGCTGCTGTGCAATGCCTGCCATCACCAGTTCCCCCCGCGCATAGCCTGCCGACGCAGGGTATTTTCCCGGCGCGTAAGCTCTTTCTTGTGTTCAGAAACCGCCGCCAGTTCTATGGCAGGCAGGTAGCGCCGCTCAATCACGGCCCAGCCAAATGGCTCCATCAGAAACTCGGCCAGACGGCGGTCCCGCGTGGCGGAAATCAGGGCGTTAAAACGGGGCACACTAATCTGGTGCCCCTCCCGCTGCACGCTGGCGTAGGCATTCAGCATGTTGATGCTAACGGGCCTCTCCAGCAGTGCCGACATGTCCAGCGCAATCTGCTCTCGTGACCGCCCGCACGTATCCAGCGACACGGAAATGGCGCGTGACAGACGCGATGTGAACAGATTGGCCTGAATCAGACGCGGATCAAACCGCACGACCGGATTGGGCGGAACCCAGTCCAGCAGCGAAAGCTGTTCGGGTGCGTTCCGGGTCATGCCGCAGCCCTCTCTTCTGGCAGATAACCGGGCAGATGCGGCGCAAAGAACTCAATAATCTGCTTGCGCTCCGCCGGGGACGCCTTGCGCCAGATGCCTGCAATCTTTTCAATCACGCCCGGTGGTGTCGGCTTGGGGCGACCGGCAAGCTGGCGCACAATCTCGGAGACCTTCCGCACCGCAGGCCACTGGTCCACAAAATCTGCAATCTGGCGCTGCATGTCAGGTTCCTGCTTGGCGAGTTCGTCAAGCTGCTGACCGCTATCTGCCAGCCATGTGCCTACAATCTTCTGGCGCACGTCCGGCATGATGTTCTTGTAACGCGCAACGGAACGCGCAATGGTCTGTTTGGAAAAACCCAGCCGCTCCGCCGTCTCGTCCGCGAAGGAAGCGATCAAGTTCTCAAGGTTGAGAACTTGATCCGTCTTGCGGTCTCCACCATGCTTTGTTTCCGGGTGCAGTGCCTCATATACTGCTTTGCGCTCCGCCAGAAACGTAGCCTTATCCAGCGGACTTAACTCACGGCGGCACAGGTTTTCATCAATTTCCAGCAGCTTCGCTTCAAGGTCGGAAGCCTTCACAACAATGGCGGCAGCATGGTCAATGCCTGCCAGCTTCATCGCCGCCAGACGGTGCCCGCCAGAAATCAGTTCATACTTGCCAGAGCGGCCAACTTTGCGGACCTCAATGGGTGACCGCTGGCCATTCTCCTGCATGGATGCGGCAATCAACGCCGCCCAGTCAGGATCAACTGTCCGCAGCCGCTCTCCGACCTCAATGTCGGACACAGGGATCATTTCAATGTTCATGCCGCCACTCCGTTTTGACGGTGCATACGGCACGGCAGAGCGGTAGAGGTTCTCCCATTGCGATACGGGGCGGGAGTGCCATCAGAATGATACCAGTCAGGCCAAATATCATATGGCTTCATGCCCATTTCTTCGGCAATCAGCTTTTCCAGCGGGCGAGAATATCCCGGCTGCCGAATGGCGTTGGATACCGTGTTGGGGTTGCGTCCGTGCATGACCGCAAAGGCAGAAAGCGTGCCGTATTTCTTGCAGATGCACGCCTTGATGTCTTCCGGGTGCACCCCGCGTGGCTTTTGTGCCATAAGAGTCTCCTTGACTTGGCCCGGCTGCAACCGGGCTCTCTTTTTCGTCTATCCGCGTGAGTTTCGAGGGGGACAGAACACCGTGAGAATACGATAAGTCGAACCAATTGCAAGGAGCAAATTCGGTTTGTCGGTTTATTCTTGTGGATATCATGGGGATATTGTTTCTAAGTGCCTGAAATAACTAGGAAATCGAGCGCAAAGAGCGCGCAAATGGCGCATTTGTCTGAACTGGCTCAGAACCGACAAACAGAAGAACTCGTTTTTCGACTTCGGGAAGCCGTTGAGAAATCCGGGAAACAGAAGGATGTCGCAGCTAGGGCTGGTATCCCAGCCAGCACGTTGAGCGAGTATCTCAAGGGCCGCGAAGTCAAATTGTCTGTCGCTGCACGAATCGCAGAGGCATGTAATGTCAGCTTGGAGTGGCTTGCTTCAGGAAAAAATCAGACTTCTGACCGAAAAAATGAAACGCTTGAGCCCTCGGATGCCGCCAATATAAATTTCTTTGATGAAGAGGTCAGTGCAGGCTTTGGCCGGTTTGGCGTAGATGCCCCGAAGCCTCAGAAAATAGCCATTTCTCGTCAACTTCTGCGTGATCTTGGCCTGGCACCACATCATACAATCATGCTGAAAGTTGCCGGTGACAGCATGGAGCCAACCCTCAAAGGCGGGGATAGGCTTCTACTGAACACAACCCCCTCTCATTTCCTCAACGGGGTTACAGTATTCGTCTCGTCCGGCCAGTTGATGGTGAAGCGTCTGGCTCCCACAGCCTCTGGCACAGTGATGATCATCTCCGACAATGATCGCTACCCGACACAAGAAGCAGAAATCAGCCGTTTCCGCTGGGGCGAACCCGACGGCGGAGACGCCATAACAATAATCGGACGCGTAGCCTACAGACTACAGGCAATGTCATGAACCGCGAGAAGAAATTGCGCGATGGAATAAAAAATGACTACGTATAGTAATTTTCCCCATCGTTATGAGATGATTTCCGAGTTTGAAACTGCCATGTCTGATTATAGATGCCAGTTTCATTGTCTCGAAAAATATAAGCCTATATTGATGGAAATTTTTTGGCATGATTTTTCAGAAAAGTTCTATCCAAAGGAGTGGCTTCTTAGTTTTAGAGACGAATTACAGGACGAATTTCATTGGCCGTGGCTGGAAGAATGCAGAGCACGTTTCCGAGAAGATGGTATAGTCCCCACCCTGTGGGAAGATAACGGGCTATCTTTAGCAGGTAAAATACCCGTTCAGTTCCAGTTGAAGGCATTAAGCCGAACTATTACTTCTGTATCTTACGGAAGAAAAAAATATAGTGATCTAGTAAAATTTTTGACTGATTTAGATTGGAGGGATATATTTATTCCCTCTGGACCAACAGCCTCTATATTGGACAGTAAGATAGCAGAAGAAAAAAATCCAACTCTCAAGCACGACATACTAACCAAAGGTTATCTATCAGCTCCTCCTTATTATCCATATGATACCTGCCACATTAGTCTAAAGAGAAATAAGAAAATTTCTTCATAGTATAATTAACATTTCCTGATGTTGATACTTTCTAAGTCGGTCAGTAAAAAAGAAGATTGTGTCTTGGGTGAGTGGTGGAAACGGCGGCATGAACTTCATAAATTATCGTCTAGACAACCTGAAAAAGCGATTTGAACGGTTAGACGCCCATCTGGATAAGGTCAACGTGAGGCTGAATAAGATTGATGACCATCACGACCGTGGCTTCCGCGTATTATTTAGTGGGATCATTGCAGTAGGCTTAGGTTTGGCAGGATTGCTGGCTAAAGGATTTCACTGGCTCTAAGAGGTCCTTAAGACCACTCAGATTACCCGCACCACTGAATAAGCGGTGGTTCCATATGTAATGGGATTTCCGTCAAAAGCTGCGTTTACTTCCAAACCTGAAATCCGGCCTGATCCATCCTGTGGATAACGGCGTGTTGTCCGCAGTTTCGTCCCGTTAAATCCCCGGTCAGTCCCAGATAATCCCGGTCAATAACTACTTCCATTCCTAGTGGTGGTTAACAATCTGGAAACTAAAAAAAGACCCCGGTTTCATGTCGAGAGCCTGATTCAGAACGACATGTCAGAAAAGTGAGGTAAATAGGGCGGATAAGACGGCCGCCTGTTTTACCTTGGTGGCGGAGAAAAAATGATTATTCCACCGGGGCCTTTGAAAAACGGCGTGTAATCTGCGGCGTTGAGCGCGTCGATGAGAGGGTCACGGCCGGTTTCGGAAGAAAGCTCATCCTGACGCCGGAGAGTGTGGTCGATTTGTACCAGACGGAAGCCCTGTCGCTGTACTATCGCGGCAAAAGGATAGGTTCCCTGATGGGCGAGAATGGCCTGGGTGAGATTGAAGAAATCGACTTCTTCGTCTTTCCCGGCCCAATAACACAGGGCGAGTGTTTCGCAGGCGACCGGGCCGGGCGTCGCGCGTATGCGCGTAACAACGTCCTGCCATTGTGCGGCGTTGGCTTGAAGGCTCTGTATGGCGCGGATTTCTCGCGCCATCTGGAATGGGGCTAACGCCAGCAACGGCCCTACAGACAGGCACAATGCGGCAAAGGCGATGCGACTGGACCGTGAGAGCACAAGGCCCGCGCCTAAGGATGCGGCCAGCAGGGTTTCAAAATGGGCGTTATAGGTCACCCCAGCCCCAAGCCGCTGAAAGAGACCGGTGATGAGCGCCACCGTGAGAAACAGCGTGACAAAAAGACGATTGCTGCGCTGTTGCGGTGAAGTGGCTGGACAAGCCAAAATCAGGTAGGCTGAGACGATCAGGCCGGTCAGCTCAACGAGTTTGCCGAGACCACGCGCCAGTCCCTGCAGGGAATACGTGCGTGGGTGATGGAGCACATCGACAAGAAAAGCTGGTCCGTAAAGGACGCTAGACAGTAAAAACCCGGCCGTCACAGCCACAGCGCCCGTTGTGCACCAGATAAGGAAGGCTCGCCTGTCTTTCCATGCCAGCCATAAGGAGATCGATAAGGGCAATGCCAGCAGGTTGTGCTTTACAAAGCCTCCCGCCGCGACCAGCAGCGCGGCACAGATCACCCGGCGGGCAGAGGGAAGTTCTGCGGGCAGCAGTACGGTCAGCCCTCCCAGCATGATCATATTGGCGAGCCACTGGGGATCATTGATCGCAACATAACCATGAAATGAAATGGTTGAGTATAATGCCACCAGTAATCCGCCCGCTATGGCGCCTGTTCTGGTCCCGCCCATGCGAACGATGCAGCAGGCAATCAGGAACGCGCAGCTCATTTGGGAAAACAGGGCAACACATCGGCCACTCACAATCATGTCGCCGCTGAGATGGCCGATAAAGCCGATGAGCAGAAAGGAAAGAGGAGGGTAGTTGTTAAAAACCATGCTGCCCGTCCGGGGGTAGAGCGGCAATGTCGGGTCGGTCTTTATTGCTCGCGCAGCCAGATAAGCGTTCCACCCTTCATTATAATTGAGAGGGATATGTCGCGTTATTGTCAGTAGAGGGCCTACCAGTAAGCAGGTCAGTAGCAGCGCGCCGGAAACAAGAACAATCAAGGATGGTATTTTGAACGCGGATTTCAT